CAAATCGACATTGCACTGGTCAAAACACTCGACAACATTAGGTAACAATTCATCTTTGTACGGAATCATGCTTGTTTCAAAAAAGTCATGGAACATGCATTTCAACATTTTCAAAAGAGACGCTTCAATTTCATCCAAATGTTTCGCGCGCAAACTCGAATCAAACAGTTCGTGGCGGAATTGGTGTAACACCTTGTCTATGTGACTTTCAAAATCGCTGACTCGAAAAACACGCTTTTCAAAAGAGTAAATGGCTAGACGCATATCTTTGCACGTATCCAATACTGCCTGTGAAATAAGAATATCATCTTCGATAGAATGACCAACCATGTTTTCAAATTGCAATTTGAGGACGGCTACAATCTGGTCAAGCTCTTCCTTTTCATACAATGCAGTACCACATTGAGTAAATACGACATACTCCTGAAAAGGTATCCACTCTTCTTGGAACTGCATGTCATGTACAAATTTCTTATCTGGTCGCACAGGAGAAAAGAAACCTTGTTTGTCTAAGCCTCCGAATGTTTTTATTGCCAATAACTTTGCCGATTCTTGAAGCACAATTTGAATACCACCTGGACGAAGATGAAGATTTCGAAAAGGACCGAATTTCAAGTTATAAATGACCATGCTGAATTTATGACAGGTTTCGCCATACTGAATCATCCAACCTGGTACCGAATGTTCAAACTGACAATGATTTCTTCGAACGCCGTCTTCGTCTCCTCCTGACACTTTTCTTTCGTCTTATCTTACCACCTTCCGTAGAAGGACTTGTAAACGAATTAATTGCAGCTAAAGCTTGATGAATCGAGGAAATACTCCCGTTGCGCAATTTACCTTCGTTGTCGAAATCACAGTCTGTTGTTAATTTATCAAAACTAATCACAACATGTGGATTTATTTCATCAAGTAATGATTTTAAACTTTTTCTTTCTGTTGAGTCGGTGTAATCGTATTTTAAATCCGATAACAATGCTTTTATATGATCAAGTAAGAGTAAATCTACTCCGTTTCTGCACGATACACATACTTCAGAATCATTCCCAGAAGTTGCAATTGTAGATACCTGTCCTGGTGATGTTGACGTTTCTTGTGTATTTAGAGGTAATATTGTAGGAGAAGAGTTTACCGAACATTTTTTGTTCATGAAAATCCTGACTCCATTGCGTTTCCGAAGTTTCCATATATCCCCAAATCCTGAATTCAGACCATCATTTTCACCATCCTCATCCTCCTCTAAACAAATGGAACGCACTAAATTGTATATAGTTTCAGAGCTGATTTTATCGGCTTCAAAGTAACATCTGCCGTAATCAATAATGTAAGGCTTGTTTTCGACAATTAAAACGTTTTCAATGCTCAGATCGTTGTGAACAAATTTAGGATATAACGACACAAGAGACGTGTAAATTAATCCAAATATTTCCATCAGATTTCGCTCGAATGTATCTTTATCCTTATTTCCGGAGTTGATTAAATCCACGTTTCTTCGAATATATTGTTTTAAAGTGCCAGAGATATTTCCATCAACAGATTTGTCAACATCTTTGTATTCCACCAAAAGCAAGAAAGTTTCATTACACTCGCATATTTTCAGCAATTTCGCCATAATTGTCGGAGAATAAACACCGGCAACATCAATCAACTCTAAATCTTTCAAGTTTGTTAAGGAACCTTCGAAAGAGTTTTGACAACTTATACTTTTGAAAATCGCGTAAGTTTCTATGAAAACCTTTGATTCTTCCTTTGATTTTTCGATCCTATTTATAAACTCCTTTCCAACGATATACTCGTACATTAAGTTATCAGCCAGTTTTGATTTTGGCTTTTTGAGAAGAGCTACTTTTCCATTTTTATAGGTGACTTTGTATGAAGTGCCATTGTTACCCGCCGATTTCATTTCAATAATCACTGCATTTGATAAATTAGAAAAATAAACGGAATCCGTTTCAGTAGACGCTTTGGCAGATTTTTTAGAAGTTGACAAACCAGACCTGAAAAAATTAAACATGTTATAAAACTAGTATCTAGCATTAGAAATTTATTATCCACAATCAGTTTTCTTTTCTTCCGGCGAAATAACCACGTATTTCATCATCTAATCCTGACGGGAATTCAGAACTTGGAGTCAAAAGACCTGTTTCGTCAAATACCAAATGTTTGGATGGTTCATATTTATGATTCATGAGAATGCGATATCGATCTCCATATCTTCGATCTTTTTTATGTCCGTGAAAATGATGCAAGATAACGCCTGGAACATACCCAAGTCGTAACTTCTTTGCCTTTTCCTGAAATTCAAGAATGCTTTGTTTGTAATCGTCCGTTGAAGCCTCGTTGATGGCTTTCAAGCCGCGTCCGAGCATACAGCAGAGCATAATATTATCACCAGAACCCACAATTCCGTATTGGTACAGGCCACCGAGTTTCTCATATGCTCGACGAGTTATGGCCCATGCATAACCAGGATGCCACAGATTCGGCATTTTTGAGGAAAATGGTAAACCTTTGGCAAATCCATACCCTGCACTGTTAAAAACACTCATGGCTCCTTTCATCGGATTCATGTCGACACAATGACTGAATAGTTGAACAACGTCCCTTGATCCATTCAGTATTCGCAGCGTATCTTCAGCCCAAGTCTGTGACTCAAATTCAAGGTCACCATCAATCCATGCAAATGCCCTGTAAGTAGTTGGCAGAAGTTGCTTGACTGCTAAATTGATCATATTCTCTTTATGCCAAAGAACATAATTACCTCGTAATTGAAGATGTTTCTTGTTTTCTTTTTGAGTCATGTAGAATTTCTGTTTCCCGTAGGCTAGCTCAACGACATAAAGTTCTACGTTCGGTTCCGATTGCATTCGAATCATAAATTCTTTCATGAGCACATAGCGCGTTGTAAATTCGCATGGATTTGATATTACGGCAATGACATGTAGTTTATCCTCAATTTTATCGTTGTTCAAAATCGCCTCTTTTATATCGTTTCTGTCCACACGTATATCGTCCAATTCTACGCCATTTACTACCGTCATGTTGTCAAATTTTCGCCAAATTGAAATTATTATACTAATTTATTGAGAAATTTTAAATAATCGCGAGGAAATATTAAAGATTTCGTTGTTTCAGGAACAAAGGTGTGTAATTTTCCCGGTGAATAATATCTTACAAAAAAGGTATAAATCACAAGATCTTCACTTAATTACTATGCACTACATTCTTGCCCTCTACGCCGCCATCCTCTTCTTCGTTCTGGCACCCAATGTTCTCCTGTACCTGCCTCCAGAGGGAAATATCTACGTTGTCTCTGCTGTCCATGCCGTCGTGTTTTTCCTCGTCCTCCTTCTGACCCACAAATTGGTCTGGGAGTATATTGCCAAGCCTATTGAGGGTGCATACACTCAGTCTTAAAAACACGTTCGGGACAACTTTCACTCTAATTCACTTTCACAATTTTACTAAATCTAATATTTTGACGGAAAAAAATTTGATGCGACGTTTTCATCTGCTCGACACAAATGTCGTCTTCAAGAAAATGCAAAATTTGTAGCTTTCCTTCTTTCACAGCAGGAAATGCGATTTTCCTATCACAAACATTGTAGACGTCTACGCCATAATCCAATTGACTTTGAATGCTCGCAAGCATGTCACGAAGACGCTTTTTCGTTGGTGGAAAAGAGTGCACAAAGATGAAAAAACGATAGGAAATATCTAAAGGTTCTTTGAATTTCTTCGCCTCGAGAGTATGTAAGGGTCTATTCATCCCAGCGAAAAAATCAGCAACGCATCCGGGGTCGTAATAGGCATACCTTTTCTTACTGTAACACCTTTCCAAAAGGAAAAGTAGAAAAAATGATTTTGTTAACCTTAACATGGTCTCTAAAATGTGACAATCGGACGAAACATGTATCCGAATTGTTAATTTAGATAGATCATTCAAAATGTCATTTTTGAAACTACCAGAACATGTCATTGTCAGTAAAATCTTTTCTACTTTCTTGACAATCAGTGATATTTCCAACATAGATCGTGCAGCAACATCCCGTTTGTATCGACCTGAAATTCTATCTATTTTCCGAAAGTGCATTCTTTCCCACCTGGAGGTGAAGTCCTTCGAGCAGGCCAACTACTGCTTTCATCGAGGAATTCGATTTCTCAATTATTCGTTTCTTGATCATATCAGCGACACAATTATGCTGCATCCGCTTTTCATGAAAACTTCCAAAACGCTACGATCCATGCAAGTCTTTTGGCCACTCGAACGACCAAAACATGCAATAAGAGATGATGAGTTCATAAAAGTTGCTACGGCATATCCATTCCAAGAGTTAGAAAAATTTGTTATTTGCAACGGATTGACTTTGACCGATCGAAGTATTCCATGCTTTCAATGCATCAACAAAAAGATGAAAGAGCTCCAAATCAACGAATGCAACTTCTCTGTTTCTGGACTTATTCGACTTCTTCCATTGTTTACTGACTTGACAGTTCTCTCCCTTGGATACTCAATTTGTAACGATTGTGTCGTCGACATCCTCGTGAAATCTTGTCAACTGCTTGAGACATTGGATCTTTATGGATGTAGTGCCATTACCGATAAAAGCATTTTACTGATCGCTGAAAACTTGAGAAATCTATCAACGTTGTCAGTAAACATGTGTCACAATCTGACAAACTTGTCTTTGTATCACCTTTTCCAAGGGGCACCTTTGCTGAAGAATTTATGGATGAATTCATGTACTCTTCTGACCGACGAAGGTATAGGATACTTGAAAAACAAAAAATTGGAGTACATTTCTTTAATTGGATGCACAAATATTTCAAAACATGGAATTCGTCAACTTGTCGAAAAATGGTCCAGCCTTCGAATATACATTTCGTGTAGCTCGTGGCAAGATTACATTGCATGGGAAGATAGAATTGATCATCCATTCTTTTAGAATTCATGACGTGTCCAAATAAATGCTCTCTTTCCTCTTTGCTTCATTTGCGGATGGAGACTTTAGTATAATATGAGTTCATTTTCTGACCATTATTTAATATGTCTACATATATAGTTTCGGGAGGTATTCATACAATGACTAAAAATAAATACACAAATAGATCACCACCACCCCCTAATAGTAGTAGCAATACAAATTCTAACAAGTCCAGTAATTCATCTCATCAGCAGTCAGGTAACAATACTACATCTGGATTCTTTGGAAATATGTTTCAAGGTGTGGCAATGGGTACTGGATCATCAGTAGGACATAAAATGGTTGACAGTGTTTTTAATCACGATGGTGGAAATAAAAAAGCAGAAGAAACTCCAAAAGAACAATCTGATACGTGCAAAGATAAAGAACTGCATATTATTAGATTCAATAAATGTATGAAAGATACAGATAACAATTACAGCGTATGTCAAGAAGTTCTTGACTTATATTTTGAGTGTTCAAAAGAAATGAATAAAATAGGTGGTAGGTAACGTTCGAATAGTAGTGGTAGTGGTAGTACAAAAATCATCTTCTTTCCGTTTTCGCTCAATTCTCAACCATTAGGCTTGTGATTATTAACAATATTATCTCAGATGTATTCATAAGAATGCTGCGTCTCAAAAATTCTTGGAAAAAAGATTCCAGTCTCCTGTGGAAAGAGAAAGAAAAGAGTTTGCATGAAAGAATGTATAGCCAGTATGAAAATCATGCCGTACCAGAATTCAGAAATTTCGTAAAAACATTTTATCCTCCAAATGAATTATTTCTTCTTCGTTATTATCCTTTTTTAAGTGTTAAATTAGAAATAGTGAAATACATTATAGATTTGGTAGAGATCGACGATGTACTACTTTTCAATGAATTCCTTAATAGTATGAATGCATACATCAATGTGTTGACAAAACATGAAAATCATGCCTGTCCGTTCTTCGGAGATCCACCTATAAATGGTTTTGGATGCAAGTCGTCAAATAGGAAAAATGAAATAGGGCAAATGGTTCATGATTTTTTCTCCCTTTTCATTTACGCTCTTCAACTAGCGAAAAAAGGTGGGCTAATCAAGAAAATTGTAGACAAAAACAAAAGTACACAGAATGCAATCGCAGAACTATTACGAACATTTTTGATTGATTTCGTAGGACCACTTGTCATTCATATACCATTAAATGTCTACGATATTTACTTTAAAAAGGTCAATAGACTACTAGGATATTCGTTTTTAAATATAGATTGCAAAAAGATGTCTGATTATTCATGCGGTCGTGCATTTGCTACTCTTGATACATCTGGTCCACACTATGTTCTTGTATTATATAATACGGTATCCAAAGAAAATGATATGGAAGACATTGATCAAGTAAGTGATTTACATGTGAAATATTTATCCGAACCAACATTAAAGAATCGTAAGAGTATTGAGAAGAGAACGCGGAAAAAAAGTATTCGTAAAAACGCTTAGGATGTCAGAAATTTTTGACAAGCAAAAGCGGAAACAGCAGTGAATGGCGAATCAAATGTAATGAATATGAATTCAGGATGGACATGAATTTTGTCAGGGGAACCAAATTTCATAAAATGACAGAACAGGAGGTACTGGAGTTGCGCGTTTCTTTTTTGAAACGTCGAAACAGTTAACTGTTGACAAACACGGTCGCCGACAATGTCATTGTTAACCGCCACAAATCTTGGAATTATATGATGTTTATATTATAAAATTATCTCAAAATACTTATATGATGTCATTAAGTAGAAAGTATAAAGGAGGTGATCCAGCGGCGGTCCCAACAAAGAGAAAGAAAATCACTTCTTTGGATACGCAAGTTCGCACCCAGAAAAACAGGTACTGTGCAGCGAAAAGAGACAATACCAATGAATTTGAAGAATTGGGTCGTGAAACGAAATTGTTCGGTTCATCTTCTTCAACTTCACAACCAATTGAAGCGTGGCCACTTGTCACTGACTCGACATTTAATCGAAGCATTACTGACAAACTTTCTGGTGTCACTGGTACCTGTAGTTATGTAATGAAAAATGGAACGTCGAAGACGCATTCATGTACCGGTTTGCCCAAAACGTTAAACTGGAGCGATTTAAGTCCATACCAGAGTGTTGTTTCCTCGTACATCCATCCTTCGACAACCTACCGTGGCGTTTTGGCATTTCACGGGTTAGGTTCTGGGAAAACTTTGGTTGGAATTGCGACCATGACCAATTTTTTCCAGAAAGAACCGACTAGAACGTGTATTTTTCTTGGAAAACCTTCTCTAGAAGCGAATTTCAACAAAGATGTTGACAAAGTAGGAGATGAAATGATGTTTGGAAAACCTATGGTTCCTGAAGAAAGGCAGCGTATTCTTCGCAAGAAATTGATTTATATTTCCTATGAAGAAATGGCGAATCGTCTTTGTGGAAGGACACAGTGGAACTTTCCAGCAAATCCTACACCGAGTACCATGACAGGGAAGTCTCGAGAACCTGGATCTGGATTTAATACGTTGATGGCCGGAACGGTACAAGCAGATTCTGCTGCAGATCCTTTACTTAATAACACTTTCATCGTCATTGACGAAGCACACAATTTGGTCAAACAGTTATCAAAACCGAAATATCCACCGGAAGACGCTGCGCGCGTTCTCCTTTCCGCGATTCGCAATGCCACCAATTGTCGTCTTCTTTTTTTGACTGCCACGCCTATTCAGCAAGAAAGCTACGAGATTGGTATTCTTCTGAATTTGTTGATCCCCAAGGAGTCACCGCGACGATTTCCAGAGGTGTTTGTTGAATCCAGTTACAACGGTCACCGTTTTTCTACAATCGATGAAGCCAAGACGAAAGTGGAATTTGAGAAATTATTTGTCTCCAAAGACGCATACGGAATTCCAATTATGACGAACCAGGAATTGTTTTTGGAGACCGTGCGAGGAGTAGTCTCTTATTATCCCGTAGATTTCAATTACACGCAATTTGCTCAAATTGAGTATGAGCCAGTGACCTATGTTCCGATGTCGGCATCACAAGCTGCCAAGTTCTATGAGAAACGCAAAGATGAAATTGAAAAAGATGGAGCAAAAATCACATGTTTGGCGGACAATTTGGAGGAAGACGACGATGCAGGAGAGACTGGAGCTTCCCAAGAGAAGAAAACACCCACAAAGGCTTGTTCCACGTCGCTAAAAGTATCAAACTTTGTCGGAAATTATCGAAGTGACATTCAGACGGCGTTTGCACAGAAGAAGTTGGTGGAAATAACACCAAAGTGTGTGAAGATTGCAGAAATCATGACTCAGAATTATGACCAGAAAATGGGAAAACAGATGGTATTTACAGCAACGGGTGATGTTTCTATTTTTGCGCTTCAAAAATGTCTTGAATCCATGGATTGGTTTTTCTACGACATAGACTCCTTGTTGTCGGCACTGAAAGACCGTGAATCTGCGAAAAATCCACTTTGGTGCAAGGGATGTGATGTCTTCACTCTTTTGAAATCTACCATGCAGAAGAAAAAAGCGTTTGTCATCCTTAACGGAGAGGTTTCTGATGTTTACAAAGTGAAAGTAATTACGCAGTTTTTCAACAACGCCAACAATTTCGAAGGTGAGTACATACATGCCATCATTTTGAATGCAAAGTACAGCGAAGGTCTCTCTCTACAGCACACTCGCAACGTGCATTTAATGGAACCACCACGCTCCTTAGCTCTCAAGTCACAGATTATCGCACGTGCAGTACGTCTGTGTTCCCATTTTGGATTAGAGTACCCAAGTCAGTGGAAAGTGCGCGTGTTTAGTTACATGATGACAAACCCGGCTTTTTTGACAGTGGCTGAATTCTCCAAGAACCAGGGAAGTAGTCGACGTGCGGCGTTTCCAATTTCCAAGTCAAACTTGACAAGTAGTGCTCCTTTCGATTCGACATTTGTCATGGGAGGTGATCCAAATGGAGTAGCAGTAGCAGCCACTGGTCCTGGAACCCGGAAACTGAAAATGACAGACATTGAATACATGAACAGTAAATGTGCTGTTTACAATTCAAATCCAGATTCATGTGAGGCGACGGAACATTGCTCTACAGAAGAATCTACAGGTCTTTGTCGTCTTCTTGGCACTGAATCGGCCGTGGCGAAAGCAGCGTTAAGGAAAGCGCAGCAATTAGACGGATTTTTACGTCTTCTGAGAATTGGAGCCATTGATTGTGCAGTTTTTCAATCCATGCATGATCCAAACGATCCTGTAAAATGTCATGCCATTGGAGAAAAAGAAGGAACTGTTTTGGATAAAAAAGCGGTTGTCACCTATGATTTGTCAAATTTAGCAGCAGTTTCGAAAACATCGGGTTCAAAAGAAAGCCATGTCTGTTCTTCTTTTGTTGACAAGGATACTTGCTTGGCCGACGAACAATGTAACTTTGACGAAAACAGTTGCAAACCGAAATGTGACAGTATTCGTGACGAAACGGTTTGTCAGTCGGAACCTACATGTATTTATGCTTTGACAACGAACTTCTTGACAACATCAAAGACATGTCAAAAGCGATATCCTCCGGAGCTAATCAACGCACCTGAATCAGCGATTGCCATTTCACTAGCATCTCGTGACCAGTATGTCTTGAACAAAAATGTAGCTGTGTACAATCTCGGACAAAGACAAGGAATGGTTAGTCAGGAGAGGATAAAGGGTATGGAAGACACTGCCAAGGAAAAAGTTCTTGACAAGATGACACACATCGACGTTCTGCGATTCATGAAAAAATTATTGGAAACGGAAGCTTGGATTCCAGAGCTCCAACCCACGGTAGATGACTTCCTCGAAAGAATCAAAACTCTGAAAGTGAGTGAGTGGAAAAGTATTAGTTTGGCAAAGACGGTGATGAAATTGATGCTTCTTCGAGGAAGTAAACAAGATGCAGAGTCTACGTTTTTCTCCTCGTCAATTGATTTGAAACCTCTGATGGATTTACATGTTCATAAAATGCAATTCGTTTTGAAATTGACGATCGGAGACAATGAATACTTTATTTCTTCCAAGGAATGGCCAGGAATTTCAGTCGATATCAACCAGCTGAAAGCATCACATGTGATTGTCAAAGAGTTCCAGTTCTATGATTTGTTCTTGTACATGGCATTTTTCTACAATTCTGGAGAGACAAGTTGCACCATGCAGATAACCGCGTGTCGTCGTCCTGACTTTCGGGAGATGTACGGATCGACAGATGAAGTCATTACTGTCCAAAAAACGAGCAAAGGTGTCATGCATGTCAATGAAAGTATACATACAAGGGGCACTGCCTCAGGGGGAGGAATTACGAAATCGCGGAAGCGTGGCATATGAGAAAACGTCTTGAAAGTCTTATGGTTTATTTTGACCAGAATCGTGATTTGTCAAAGGAATGGACTCTTTGTCGACGATTTGATAATTGTGACGCAAAGCTCTTGTTTCGTCGCAATTGTAGGAGAATTCGCGAACTACTTTTAGTTCGCTCAAAATACATAGATGACAATGTTCCATAAACTCAGTTACGTCGCCGCAAAAGTAAACAATACACGGATCTTTACACGAAAATTGAAAACTGGACACGACTTTGCCACAGAAGTTTACTAGGATTGGAGAAATTTCTTTTTCATCCATTAAATCATCATCAACAACAAGATAAATCATTATATTACTTCATAACCTCCGCCGTTCCCTTTAAATCGTTATTATGAGCGTTTTATTATGATACCGTGAAATATCAATATAAGAATATCTAGAAAAGAAACAAAGCAAATGATGTACTTTCGTCTCCAGCAAGTATTGGCTGAAATTTATCGAGTCGTGACAAGTTTATGCCCACGATTGCCACAATTTTGGAAGAGCGAAGAAAATGACGAAGACGCAGATGAGCAATGGGAATTCTTGGTAAAAAAGCCGAGATTGCACTATGATAGCATTGTGTGAAAGTGGTAGAAATAGTGAGTGTGTGCAAGTACTTGATATTTTTATCGCTCGTAAAAAGTTATTGGATTAAAAAGTCATCATAATGTCTGCAGCAGTCACGCAACCTCCCCAAAAGCAACGTGAAAATCCTGATTTCAAAACTCTCATCATTGGTGGCGGTGGAATTCTTGGTTTTGCCTATCTCGGTGCGCTACAACTTTTTTTGGAACATGGACATCTAAGAAATGTGGAAACATATGTTGGTTCATCTGTGGGTTCTCTCATCGCCTTTCTTCTTATTTGTGGTTACTCACCAATACTCATGCACGAAATTATTTCCAAAGTCGACTTTTCCGATATTCTTGATATTTCTGTAAACGATTTAATGGATTTCGTCGATACATTTGGAGTCAAAGATTCAGGGAAAATGGTGAAAATCATCGAAATTTTCGCGCGCCGGAAAAACATATCTCCTGATACTACGTTTGCACAACTTTATAAAAAGACGGGCAAAACATTTCATGTGGCAGTGACATGTCTTAGCACGAGATCGGTTGAAACATTTTCGCATCTAAATATGCCTGGTATGAAAGTGTTTGACGCCCTACGTATCAGTATCGCAATACCTTTCATATTTAAACCTGTCATCTTAAATGGGTACTATTACATTGACGGAGCGATTTATTCGAATTGTTTTTGCGAGATTTCGGACACGGCAATTGACAAGTTTCCCGGACCGTCGCTTGCATTTGACGTGTTTTGTCCTCATGAAGATGAGACTTGGAACAAACCATTAGAGCTTTGGTCGTATGCAAGACATATCTATCTAGGAAGACTTGACTTTGAACACAACAAGAAAATAGAGACCTTCCTGAAAAACAAAACTATGGCACGTGACACAACAAGTAGTACTACATTGAATACAAGCCTCATTTATATTCCTCTACCAATGCCTATCCAATTTTCGGGGAAATTCGATATGGGCGAAGAAGAGAAGACATTGCTTTACTTCGCCGGCTATGACGAAGCAAAGCGAACATTTCAAGATATTCATAAATTTTCATTTGAAAAAAATGATAGTTTCCATTCGACAGGTGAGAAATCAACGGATAAAGAATCAATTATAAGTTCGAAAATAGAGTAAATCATGGGATTGTCAAGAAACGATACTGCACGCTGGCCAATCTGCCAATGTTCGTCCTGTTTCACTTTCAACGAAAAGATGAAAAGTCGAAATTTCAATACACGACTTTATCGCTTACTCCTTTTCGGCATCTTTGCCAGTTTTGTCATTCTCTCTTACGTAAAAATTGCGGAGATTCCAATGGAAGAAAGAAATTTTGAATTTTCTGTTCAATTGCCACTTATGTTTCGCTGGATTTCAGAGATGACAGTAGACGGTACGAATCGATTTCATTCATTTGTCCTACCTAAACTGCTTGAAGCAGCTACCGGTACCCGTCAATTCTTAACTGGACTAACCGATACCCAGATTTTTAAAGCCATTTATGTGGAATAGATTGATTGGGTTCATGAAGTAGTAGTGTGATTGTTGAAAACAGTAATTCAATATAAAATTCACGCTTGTACCCCAAATCATGTAAATACATACAGTATGCAGCCGCCGCAACGATTTTCGACAATGTAACTAGTTTTAAGCGATTCTTTGCAAATTTATGGACAAGACGAATGATGAGTTCATCTATTGGAAGCTGTGTAACAAGAATGTCTCGAATATACTGTCTCATACTTGCAGCAAGTGTACATGGATTTTTCGTTGAATCGATTAATATACCATGAATTTGAGTTGTGTACTTTTCAAGAATATCACTTTCGCTCAAATCGATACTTGTTTCTCGCACCGACGTTTGCAAATGCTGCAAAGCAAGATGTAAGTTGCCGTTTGAAAAGGAAGAAGCTTTTTGACAAAGAACGTCTGAATGTTTTTTGTCCTCTTTACACATCTCGCCATATTCTTGGAGAAAACTTTTCACTTTCGTTTCCTGCGGCCGAGGGATGGTAAGAAGAAGACATCTGCTTTGAATCGTAGCGTCAATGCATGCGACGTTATGTGTGAAGAAAAAAAGACGACACGTTTTGTAGAAGGATTCCATCATTTTGCGAAGTTGATGTTGGATAGACGCTTCAAGGTAATCTGCGTTTTTGAGAAAAATGATTTGGTAGCGGTTGTTTGAAATATTTTTCGTCTTGGATAACTCCATGATGATTTCAATTATAACCGCCTGTTGCATGTCGTGGAAAAAGCGAACATCGATTTCAAAATGAAAACTGCTTTGTTGATACCAGTACTCTCTTTCTCTTTCCGTGTAGCTATGCTTCTTCTTTTTGATTAAGTAATTCAATGGAATTCCAAAATGTTTGGCGACAAGGAAACATGCAGCAGTATATTTACCTGATCCGTAAGGGCCATGAAAGATTGTGTGTAAAAGCTGCGGGCACTTTGCATAATTCTCCAATTTGCGTCGTATTAAAGGATCCAAAGTTGCGACTTCTGCAAACTCTGAGGGATAATTACAATTCCACATTTTATGTGGTTGAGGTCTATTTGTTTTTATATCATTATGTTTAGTTTGTACAAGCTTTCTTCTACCGCGAGTGCATTTTTCAATCTAAATTTAAAGGTTGTCAAGATTACTATTTCAATTAAAACATGATTTGCAACGAAACTACTGAAATAAATATTCAACTTCTTGTCGACAAAATCGCCTTGATGAGTGAACAAGAACATGACCATATCTTTTCCTTGATTCAAAATGATACAAAGAAGTACACACACAATCGCAATGGTGTATTCGTAAACATGTCAGTCCTTTCACGAGAAACAATCGAAAAAATGTACCAATTTGTCATGTTCTGTGAGAAGCAAAGAGAAGTTGCGGATCCAAAGGGGTATTAAGTAACCTTCCGTAGACAAACGGCAATGGACTTCGCTAGATCGATAAATACAGAAAGTCGTCTTTTCCCTGTAAATGGATTGAAGGGTTCGGATGCTCTCTGCAACTGCTTATGTTCTGTGCATTTTGTGTTTCCAATTTCGTTCAGAAAATGGTACCACATGGATCGTACAACCAGGCACTCTCTCGAATTCGGCACATTGTAATACGCCGACGATTTCTCATTGGACGGCCAATGAAAAACATCTTTGCTGCGTCTGTAATTGACGGTGTCCCTTGACAAACATTTGAGCTGGTTGCCTCGAAGTCGTGGATCATGAGAGAAGCTACAGTGGTCTCTGTAGGAACATTGGCCGAACGAAATAAACGATGTGCAAGGAAGGATCTTTTCACTTGAATTGCAGCTATCGCTACTTCCACTTTTTTCGGATCGTACTTCTTGTGGTTTCAATGATGCTGTTTTCTTCTTTGATGGTTGATCGGAATAGGCCCGACATAATCGCGGCAAATCAGTACGAGGCTTTCCATTTTTCCTTTTTCGTTCCCATGTCTTTTCCCATGGTTGTTCTTCTGCGGTTGTCAATGACGTCGTTGTTGTCATGATGCACGTGGTGCCTTAAATTGTGAGCACCAGACATAATCTAGATTTATTTCTCTTTTAATAATTATATTACTACTATGCCTCCAAAAACTCAAAAGAAAGTAGTTACCAAGCAAAAGAAGTCACCGGTGGAGAAAACGAAACCTACTAACCGGAAGCCAGGAAAGTCACGCAAGTCACGTAAGTCACGTAAGCCACCACGCAAGTCACGCACTAAATCTATGCGAGGCGGTGGTGGCGTTCATAGCGTTCTCGCCTACAATATGGACGACTTTGCCCGAATTCGAGGCAACTATGGAGATTCTAATTTCATCGGTGCGTACAATCCAGAAACTTTATACCAAAGTGCCAGTAAATTTCTCGATGGACAAACAGCATTGTTTGCTCCTACTTATTCTGATCCAATGAGATATCCTACAGCACAACTCAGTTCTGTCAATGACTTTTCACAGCAAAATACACAACCAATATCAAGCATTTTGCACGGTAAAATTCCAACAGAATCTTCCAATCTATTTGGGCCCATTACGCTCCCTACCGATCAGTATCATCATGCCTTTAGCAACTTGTATGGTGCTGGGAGACATAAGAAACGCAGGAGAAAAGGACTCTGAAAAACTACGACAAAGCTTTAAGACTAAAGTTAAACTTTCTCCGTACGAATTTCCATCTTTATGGCCATTCCGTAAAGTTCCTGGAAAAGAAGTTTGCATCCATATGGCAGAATGACTTCACAGACGCCTTTGTCATCATTCTCTTCAAACGTATTGTAAATTCGCTTTTCATGATTGACGGCTGCTGGAAGTCCACTTGCTTTTGACAAATACAGCTTGTACGCATCTGAGCAGTGATTGAGACGTTCGTTAAGCATCTGCAAAGCACCAGATCCAAGACCACAATCGCGCTCCATTTCACCGACACGAAGTCCACCGTCGCGAGCACGTCCTTCGGCAGGCTGACGCGTCAATTTAACACGTGGACCGGTGGATCGTGAATGGATTTTGTCCGCTGGTAAATGCTTCAAGCGCTGGTAATACGTCGGACCCATGAAAATGTCGCAACTTAACTGTTCGCCAGTTTTGCCATTGTAGAGCACTTCATTTCCATGCCGTTCCATTCCAAACTTATTCGCCAAAATGTCACCAAGATCGGTTGCTTTGATACCCGTAAAGGGTGTTCCATCACCGAAACGACCAGATGCACAAGCGAGTTTGCCCATAATCACCTCTGCGAGTTGCGCAATGGTCATCCTAGATGGAATAGCATGTGGATTGATAATTATATCTGGAACAAGACCGTCTTTTGAGAAAGGCATATCCTCGCGGCGGTACATCATTCCCACAGTCCCCTTCTGGCCATGACGCGACGAAAATTTGTCGCCGATTTCTGGAACACGATGACTTCTTGTGCGTACTTTTATGAAAGGACAACCGTCTCCGTTATAGGACATAATAACACGATCGACCATCCCACTTTCATTGTAACGCATTGTCGTACTCTGATCACGGAAAGGTTTTGCTGTAGTACTCACAGCAGTTCCAACAGGTTGCTTGATAGAAACGCTTTTACCAATAACAATGTCACCACGATCCATGTAATGTTCTGGTATAGGCGCTCCACTGGCATCGATGCCATCATAAGAACCTGTTTTCATCCCTCGGGTATCTTTTGGATCAGGTTTGCAAAACGATTCGTCTTCCGAAATTTGGCAAGTCTTGGTCTCATCTTTGTGGGTGCGATAAGCGGTAGAGACATACATTCCAAGATCGACTGATGAGCTGTTCAAATTGACAGAATCTTCGATATTGTAAGCCTCCAGCATCATAATGGCGACAATGACATTGGATCCATTCGGAGAATCTTCTTGGTACGTAAAATCGGCCGCTTTTGTATACACCAGGGGAGTTGTCGGGTAGCCCAAGACGTGGGTGATTGTATCCATTCGGCGACGATAATTAGAAGCGTAGATACCCATGGACTGTTTCGACATGGCACTCTGATACGTATTTCTTGGAGATTGGTTGTGGTTGGAAAAAGGAATGGTAGAAGCGATGGCACCGAAAATGAGAGACGGATGAATTTCACAATGTGTGAACTTTTGAGAAGAGTTCTCATCGCTATGCAGTTCACGCACACTGCTGCATATCATTACAGTCTCTGTCTCTTGTGCGTCGAGATATTCAACCACTGCCTCCTCACCACTGGAAACCAAATGATGCCAAGTAATGTTTTCATCACCATTGTTTTCAAGACGTCTCAACATTTCATCGGTCAAGAGAAGTTTTCCATGACTGACACGAAAAACTGGACGAATGACACGACCTGCATCTGTCTGAATGTGAATTTCTTTTGCACTTCCAATAAACGTCACCGAAGTGTGCATGTGCAAAGTACCGTTTCGTCTGCATTTGCGAAGCGTGTCACAGATTTCAAAAGGTTGTTTTGTGAATCCGATGACATCTCCATTCAAAAAGATGAGAACGGATGTGGTACTGAATGGATCCGCCGCTTCAAACTTCACATACTTGTCATGCAGATATCTCTCAAAAACTTGCAAAAGTGGAGCTGTATCCACGTTGGAGGTTATTTCGCAAATCAAGGACATATTCTTTACACCTCCAATGGATCCGCCTTCTGGTGTCTCGGAAGGACAGACGAAACCCCAGCAAGAAGCATGCAATTTTCTTGGCTGTGTCAACTTACTCGTTTTGTCAATGGGTGTATTCAATCTTCTCAAATGCGAATACATAGCATTGAAGGATAGACGATTCACAACTTGAGCGACACCGACTTTGACGTTGAAGTTCTTAAGACCCCAATTGCCAGTGGAAAGACAAAATCGCAGTCCAGATTCAACGGTCGAGGATTTGATTATCTTGTAAATATTGGCCACATTAATCAAATCGTCAATGGATTTTGTGTATCTCCAATTGCCAATATTCATTTCCTTCATAAGTCCATTGCGCATTTCCTTGATCATTTTTGTGATGTATTGTCTTGTCAAATTCGCAAGGAGGATGCCAGGAGTATCCACTCGTTTCTTGGAGTAGGCATCACGGTCGTCTTCTTCACAGAATCCAAGAAAGTAAAGAATTAGACGCTTGACCATCATTCCAAGGAAAAAAGCCTTCTTTTTGAAACAAGTACCAAGATGTGGCAATACGTCATTGGCCAAAGTCTCACGAACAGACTGAATGCGTCTACTGTCATCCAATTTAATTTCTTTTGGGAATCCCATCATAAGAACCGAACGACTCAAGGCTTCCAATGCTTGATCTTGCGTCAAGACTGTTCCAACTTCAAGAAGGGAAGGACGAAGGACATGGAAGAAATCCGCGATTTGTGGCCATCCTGATTCTTCTCCAAACACGTATTTGGTTATCTCTTTGTCCGACGAAACTCCTAGTGCTCGAAACAAGATGGCGACTGGAATGTCTTGACGAAAATGAGACGATGTCACAAAAATCAAATGACCTTGACTATTTGGCCTGGTCGTTATTTTCACACTCAACAGTTTGGCGGGAAGAAGGCGCATGTTTGACGCACTCTTGATTTCCACGATATGGGAACATTTTGTCTTCGAGGACTTGAAACAGTAGATTTTATTCTCCGCCTGACGTTCTTGAGATACAATCACTTTTTCCGAACCATTGATGATGAAGTAACCACCTTGTTCAAGTTGACTTTCACCAATGTTTTTCAAGGAACTTGGAGTTTTGAGGGTAGACAAAATGCAATGACGGGAATGAAGCATGATCGGTATCTTTCCAATTTCAATGTTGTTGAATTTCTTCACTTGTGTTTCGACCGTTTCTAGACCTGGACCCGAATACAAGAAAAGCTCAATGAGAACGTCTGCGTACATGGACACCGAGTACATGAGTCCACGAAGTCGTGCGGACTCTGGTGTCATGAGTCTGGTAGATCCATTGTTCTCTTGGATGACAGGGCGAGCGTAACTCACATTGCTGAAATATATCTTGATTTCGGTCGTGAATCGGTTGTTGATCTCGTCAAAATTGTGAAAAATATGAACCGGGTCATACTGTGACAAAATTAACGGGATGTAATGTTCCATAAATTCATTAAAACTTTCCAATTGATGCTGTGTCAAGCGTTTGTGTGGTCCTGCAAAGTACGTCTCTAAAACAGACCACGCAACTCGTTCTTGATATTCTTCCGGTGTAGAATCCATCGTTCTTGTAATTTAGTGCGAGGCAGTCTTTGACTTCATTCCAAGTCGACCAGTTTCATTTTTTCTTCTTCGCCGCCTACTTTTGCCATTTTTACGGCCCCCAGCTGTCATCTGCTGGTGAACTTTGTAGGCAGCGAAGAGGGCAGACCCGATTCCGCCAATCTTTACAAGAGTACTGTCAGAGTTCATAGCTGTGTAGAGCCCCCCAAGGGTTGTCGCAGCAAGAAGTAGAAGTTCTTGTTGTCGCTTTTGATTCGCCTCTTCTGCTGTTGGCATTGACGGTGGCGTCTCTTTCACAGTTGTTGTGTCTTGCGGAGCAAGCGGTGGTTCAGTTGAATCCATTGAATAAATATCTCTAGTACTATGTATTTGAGAAAATAAAATAAAATCAGGATTCATAATGACAAGAGTTTTAATACTTTTAGTGGTCGTCCTCATGATTATGATATGTATTCTGGTTTGGTACTTCTCTCCTGCCAGTCGTGATAAAATCAAGTTCGTTCGATGCAGTTGTGAAACGTACCAAATGTCAA